TTGTTTATCAGTTTTTGAAAAAATTGGTAACTCCATTTGAAAAGACAAAAGCATTTGAATTGGGTATTATTGATGAAAAAGGAAAAATTCTCAAACGGCGTAGAGATTTAGAAACTTCTGAAGAGAAGGATGCTTATAATCTTTCCGATACGTTAATTTGGAATATCAAAAAATTGATGGGAAAGATACCTGGCGGGAAATCACGAATTGCATCTTATGCGGCTGCACTTTATCTTATTAAAGAACAATCGGATGGATATAAGGTTACAGAAGAAGAATTAGAATTACAATTCTTTGATACGTTTGAACGAATGTATAATAATGATTTAGAGTTTGATGCAAGAACATTGAAAAAATTTGAAGATGTGTTGATTGAAGATACCCCAACTACAAATATGGGAAGTGGTAATATAGCGACAAGAGGAATCCCTTTGTTGAAAAATCCACCAAAAGGAGTAGTGATGAAAAGATTTGGTGGAATAGATGTATTTTCATTAGACCCCAAACATTTTCAAAAATCACGTTTGGGTAAAAAGAAATATACTCGTTATAGTAGTTATGTTGGTGAAGATGATACAGGACAATATATTCGTGCATGGGCAAGAAAATATCCTAAAAAACCAATTATTGTAATGGATTCTCAATCTGGATGTATGCAATATTTAAGGCATGGAAGTGAAAAATGATGAAATTCAAAGAATATCTGCAAGTCAACGCAGATGATTCTATCGAACAAGTAATGAGTGGCGAGTGGATCAGTAAATCACGTTCTACATGGAAGGCCACAGATAGTGAAGATAACAAAATAGAAGTACATAATGATGGTCACGACCCAGAACTCAATGGGGAATCGTGGACGGTACATACAAATACGTTTGCACCTAAAGCCTTTGCTCATTTTATAAAACAGTTCATAGAGGAAACTAGACCAGCAGAATTGACTTATGCCCGAACAAGAATCTATCCACCAACTTCAAACTGAAGTCCAAACTTTAAAAATCAAAGACGAATTTCGTACCAAGGAACTCGATGCTTTGATGAAAAAGTTGAGTGATACTTCTACTAAACTTAATGCACTTTCAGAAAATATTGGACGCTTACTTGTAGGACAAGAACTACACAAATCAAGTGATAATGAAGTCCGTGATGAATTGAAGATTCTCCATACACGAATCGGAGAACTTCATGATAAAATGACTGTCATGATTGATAAAACAGAAGCACGAATGGATGCAGACATTACTACTCTTTATAAAAAAGTAGAATCTCTTGAAAAATGGAGATGGATTGTTATTGGTGTTGCAACTGTTATTGCATGGCTCTTGACTCATATTCTTCCCAAGATTATAGAAATTTGACATTTTAGTTTGAACGTGATATAATAATATTATCACAAAAAAATCTTATTTAAATTTTATTATGCCTTCTTATATTGATACAAAATACGTGAATCTTCTTTCTTCACGTTTACTCCTATTCAAAAGAAAAAACGAAGGACTCTACAATTTCAGATGTCCGTTTTGTGGAGATTCCCAAAAGAGCAAAACTAAGGCTCGGGGATATTTTTATCAAAAACGAACAGACCTTTTCTTCCGATGTCATAATTGTGGAGAGAGTACTACATTTTCTAATTTTCTTAAAAAACTAGATGGTGTATTGTATAAGGATTATGCATTAGAAAGATATAAAGAAGGAGTAACCGGCCGAGGTTCAAATACGGCCGAACCAGAAGTAATCAAACACGAAAAACCAGTATTTCATACCAAGATAGATCTTCCCCGAATTAGTGATTTAGATGACCAACATTTCGCAAAGAAGTATCTAGTCAATCGTGCAATCCCACCTCAATTTTTAAGTTACCTATATTATACAGAGGATTTTAAAAAGTTTGTCACCGAAGTTACAAAACGTGAATATGATTTGAATGAAAGAGAACAACGAATAATAATTCCATTCTTTGATAAAAACAAACAACTCATTACATTTCAAGGACGAGCGTTTACAAATACTCTGCTTCGTTATATCACGATTAAAATGGACGAAGATTCTCCAAAAATATTCGGATTAGACCGTCTAGATTTGGAGAAACAGTTTTATGTAGTTGAGGGCCCATTTGATTCTATGTTTCTGCCGAACTGTATTGCAATGGCAGGGTCAGATGTGAATTTGAAATCTCAAAAGGAAATTTCAAGTGCATTAGACAAACATACAGGAACAATGGTCTTTGACAATGAACCAAGAAATGCAGAAATCATTTCTAGAATGGAAAAGACAATCGACAATGGTTGGAATATTTGCATCTGGCCAGAGTCGGTTACATGCAAAGATTTAAACGATATGATTCTTGGGAATATCCAAGAATCTAAATTAATTGAAATAATAAATATCAACACTTACTTTGGACTATTAGCAAAAACACATCTTGCCACTTGGAGGAAAAAATGAACCCAACCAATCCCACTGCCTTGCCTACACAATATCAACAATTTATACATTTGTCACGTTATGCTAGATGGGATTACGATAATAAACGGAGAGAAACTTGGGGAGAAACAGTAGAACGATATTTTACATTTTTTCGTGAACATTTAAAAGAGATGTGTGATTACACTCTTGATAATGGACTTCTTGAAGAATTGAGAAAAGAAGTTTTAGCATTGAATGTCATGCCTTCAATGCGATGTTTAATGACGGCTGGTGAGGCACTTAGGAAAGAGAATATTGCTGGTTATAATTGTTCTTACGTAAAAGTTGATTCTCCACGTTCTTTTGACGAGATACTTTATGTTTTAATGAATGGAACTGGTGTTGGTTTTTCTGTAGAAGACCAGTATGTTAATCGTTTGCCTCCTATAGCAGAAGAATTTCATCTAACCGACACAACAATTGTTGTTGCAGATTCAAAACTTGGTTGGGCAAAATCACTCAAAGAATTACTTAGTTTATTGTGGACAGGACAAATACCAAAGTGGGATTTGACAAGGGTTCGTGAGGCAGGCAAACCTCTTAAAACATTTGGTGGTAGAGCATCTGGGCCAGAACCTTTGGATGATTTATTTCACTTTGCAACAAAGGTATTCCAAGATGCAGCAGGAAGAAAACTCAAATCTATTGAAGCGCATGATATTGTTTGTAAAATCGCAGAAATCGTTGTGGTTGGTGGTGTTCGCAGGAGCGCTCTTATTTCTCTTAGTGACCTCGATGATGGTGAAATGCGATTCGCAAAAAGTGGCAATTGGTGGGAATATAATGTACAACGATCACTCGCAAATAATTCGATTAACTATAAAGAAAAACCAGATACTGGTACTTTCATGCGAGAGTGGGTATCTCTCCACGCTTCTAAATCTGGGGAACGAGGAATCTATAACAGTATGTCGGCCAAAAGAACTGTTGAACAATTAAATGAAAAGGAATCGGATGGAAACGGAGGATTCATTAAACGAAGAGAACCAAGAGAAGACTTTGGAACTAACCCCTGTAGTGAAATTATTCTTAGAAGTAGAGAATTCTGTAATTTGTCAGAATGCGTTGTTAGAGGATGGGACACTCCCGAATCTCTTTCTAAGAAAGTCAGGATTGCGACAATCCTTGGCACATTCCAATCCACTCTTACAAATTTCAGATATCTCTCAAAAGAATGGGAAAGAAATTGCGAAGATGAACGACTTCTTGGAGTTTCGCTTACCGGCATTTTAGATAATAAATTTACAAATGGAAATAAAAAAGGATTAGAAAAATTATTGGAGGATTTGAAAAATGTGGCAGTTAAAACAAACAAAGAATGGTCAGAAAAGTTGGGTATCAAACGTAGTGCAGCTATTACTTGTGTTAAGCCTTCTGGCACTGTTTCTCAGCTTGTTGATTCTGCAAGTGGAATTCATGCTCGTCACAATCCCTTCTATATCAGAACTGTTAGAGCAGACAACAAAGACCCCCTCTGTAAAATGATGAAAGAAGCCGGATTTCCAAATGAACCAGATGTAACAAAACCAAAACATACAACTGTATTTTCATTTCCAATGGAAAGTCCAAAAGATGCAGTTTGTCGTAAAGATATGACGGCAATAGACCAGTTAGAATTGTGGTCTATATATCAAGAACATTGGTGTGAACATAAACCATCTGTAACCATTTCTGTCAAAGAACATGAATGGATGGGAGTTGGTTCGTGGGTATGGGATAATTTTGATACAATTAGTGGTATTTCTTTTTTACCATTTAGTGACCATACATATAGACAGGCTCCATATCAAGATTGTACGAAAGAAGAGTATACAGAACTTTTTAAAAAAATTCCACAAGAAGTAGATTGGACAAGATTGTCTAATTATGAACAACAAGATTATACAGTTGCCTCACAAGAATTAGCGTGCTCTGCTGATGGATGTGAAATAGTAGACCTTTAATTGGAGAGAAATGGAAGTCGAAATGGATATTGAATGTAATAATTGCAACGCAACATATACTATGTTATACGATTCGGAAGATATACACACAACAGAAACAACATTTCATTGTGCATTCTGTGGGATTTTGATGGAACCAGAATTTTTCGATGATTACGAATGAATATATCGCAGGAATTGATTATTCTTTAACATCGCCCGCAGTTTGTGTGGCTGAAGTGGTTGATGGTGAAATTATATTTGAAAATTGTAAGTTTTATTTTTTTAAACAAACAAAATCACAAGAATCTTTTGGGGCATTTAAGGCATATGAATATCCTAAATACTCTTGTGAGATGGAAAGATATGTAGGGCTTGCAAATTGGGTCATTGAATGTATTCGGTGGTACAGTGGAAGAGTCAGTGAGATATACCTAGAGGATTATGCATATGCTGCAACTGGAAGAGTTTTTAATATTGCAGAAAATATGGGAATCCTCAAAATGAAACTCAGAGAGGAAAAATTCAAATATGTTACAATACCACCTACAGTAATTAAGAAACACGCAACAGGGAAGGGAAATGCCAACAAAGAATTGATGTATGAAACTTTTTTGTCCGAAACCCACGTTGATTTGAAAGAGAAATTATCT